GCTGGTGGTCGCTGCCGTGGATTTGCGGCTTGACCGTCATGAGAACGGGTCGGTGTCGTAGTAGGCCTTGGGTGAGACGTCGAGGGTGAGCGTCACGTCCGGGCTCGTGGCGGTCATGGGGACGATTTCGTAGGTGATGCCTTCGACGTAGAAGTCTTCGTTGAAGCCGCCGCCGCCGGGATGGGTGGTCTTGACATGGACGATGTCGGAGATGTCGATTCCGCACAGGAGTGCCCACACGTTGGGGCCGTACGCGCTCGTCGTGGGTTGGGATCTGACGACGATCTGCGAGATGCGGCTGCGCGGATCCTTGTAGTTGTCGACGTAGTAGGTGGGGAACAGCTTCGTTTCTTGCAGGTCGGTGGTGCTTCCGTCCGAGTGTCCGTCTGTGAGGAGGTCAGGGAACGAGATCGACCGTGCCCCGTACTTGGAGACGCTGGCTGCGTCGGAGACGAACTGGCCGGCGATGTCGGCATCCTTAATGCCTTTCGGGGTGGCGATGGCGGCATTGATGAGGTTGGCTGCGCCGCGTGTGAATTGGAGGTCGGAGATGACGGCGACGGTGCTGTCGGCGCTGAACGCCGCTGTGTCGCCGACCTTCCAGGTGGCTATGTGGTAATCGGGGTCGGTGGGGTTGAAGCGGGCGAACCTGCCGTGGAAGGTGAGTTTTCCGTCCTTGGCGACGAAGAAGTTCGCTACCCCTGGGAACTCCGCGTTGGCGGCGTCGAGGATCACCTGCAGAAGCGCGGTCTGGCTGCTGTAGACGCCAGCTTTGAGTTTGACGTTTCCGGTGAAGATCTCGAGGAGCGCTGCGGGCCAGTCGCCGCCGTACGGGTTGAGCGTGGTCGCGGTGTCTGCGATGGCGGCGAGGACGCGGTCGCTCGTGATCGTGACGGGGTCGTAGTAGACGCTGCCGACGGATTCTCCTGGGACTGTGTTCCCGGCCTGATCTGGAACGACCTCGGCTCCGCCGATGATCTCGAACGCGTCGGAGCAGGCGATCTCGACTCGGTCGAAGCTGGCGGACTTGTCCAGGCCGGTGAGGTCATGGTTCCAATCGTCGATGAAGCCCCGGAACAGCGTCGACCATGTCGACGTGACAGGGTTCTGCAGCGCGTACGCGATCTGTTTGATCGGGTCGAGCTGGTTGACGAACGCGGATCCGCTGTTGGTCGGGTCGAGGACACCGACTGTGTCGATCGCGACGGCGGTCATCGTTCCGACGCCGGTCTGGTCACGTTCGGTCGGGCGCCCACGTTTGATGCTGACCTTGTTGACGCCCAGGCCAGTGATGCCAGCGTCGAGGCGCGTCCAGCCCGGCGTGGCATCCAACGGGTGAGCTCCAAATGCGACAGAAAGCCCGAGCGGGCCTGTGACGGGCCCTGCGAGGCCGCCTGAGACGGGAAGAGCCCGGTCGACGCCTGATGCTGGGAAGAGCGGCGGAGCGTGGAGGGGCGCTATCGCCGCAGGAGCCGGCATCAGGTTGAGATCGCCTTCAGGACACGTAGATGGTTGGTCAGCTGCGTCGTCGCGGTGCTGACCGAGAACTGTGCTGTGACCGACAGCGCCTTCGCACTGGTTGTATCAAGCGACGACACGACGGCTGGGACGTTCGCTCCAGCGGATCCCATCGTGTAGATGCTCTGCGGTGCCGAGTCGGCGCCAGCCGGGACGTCATTGAGGAACACCTTGCCCTGGCAGAACGCGGACCCGGCGGAGCCGATGCTCCTCCAGACGAGCAGGGCTTCCAGCGATCCGCTGTAGTTCGCCCTGGCTGTCGTGGACATGGCGATCGTCCCCGTGTCCGCGAGCACGGTTCCGCCGACGCCGCCCCACCGGATCCTGAACCTGACTGTCCCTGGGGTGGTGACGACGTTGGACACGTCGAAGTAACAGAGGATCTCGAAGCCTGCGCCCTGGTAGAGGCGAGAGTCGCCGGCGGAGAATGTGTAATCGGGGCAGATGATCGTTTCCGCGGTCGAGTTGAGGATCTGTGCTCCGTCTGCGATGTCGACCAGCAGTGGAGATGTGTAGGGGTTTGGCATGGCTGCTCCTTTAGGTCATCGGATGCCGGCACGCGGCTTCGTTTTTGCGACTTTCTGGAGTTCGCTCCAGAGCGCGTTGATGTCGCGGACGCCGTAGAACTGCGGGTTGTTGAGGACGATGCTCCCGACCGGGTATCCGAGCGCCGCAGCCGACGATGGTTTGAAGCCGCGGTGAGCGGCCCTCTGTGCGAGACGCTCTTCCAGTGCCACGCGTTGGTCGTGTGTCAGGTTCAGCCCGGACGTGACTGCGACTGTTGAGACGGCGTGATAGGTGCCCACGAGGCCTTTCCCTACGCCGCCGAGCTGCTGGTTGATCGAGTAGATCTCCTGCCACGCGTTGATAATCCCCTGCATCGAGAGCATGTGAGACTTCATCGCCTTGTACTCGTAGTTACGGATCGAACGGGCAGCGTTGATCTGCGCCTTCGTCATGTCTTGCGCACCCATGCCGGCGGCGATAGCGTCTGCTTTCGCCTGGGCCAGTTGGAGGCTAAGCGGGATGCCGCCGAGGGCCGCTTTCGCGGCAGCCGCAGCGCTCTTACGTGCCGCCGCGGCCGCTTTGTTGGTGGCTGTGACGCCTTGCTGGTCGATCGCCCGGATCGAATCTTCGATCGATGCTGCCTGCTGCGCGTACTTCGTCCGATCCTTCAGCGTTTTCGCCTGGTCGCGCAGTTTGAGAACAATGGCCTCTTCGTTCTGGAGGATCGACTTCTGCAGACCGGTGCTGCCGGCGATGGCAGCATTCGCGAGCTTGAGCTCGTCGATGTTGAACTGGCCCAGAAGCGACACTGGCTCCCCAGCCTTCTGCCGTGCCATCGCTTTTTGTGCGGCGGCGGCCTTGGCGGGATCGAAGGTCGGGAACTGGTATGGAGAAGGGAGCTGCGGCGGCAGCGGGCTGCTGACGCCGAAAGCGCGGCCGGCGCCGAGCGCGAACGTCTGCCCATTGTTGAGCATAAAGTTTGGGCCCTGCTGCGACTTGATGCCCTTCGATTGAGCGCGAAGGAAACTGACGAACTCGGTAACACCGATAGCGATCGCTATCGGTCCTAGCCCGCGAAGCGCCAGAAGCGACCTGCTCAGCAGACCAACCTTCACCTCAGCGGTTGCGGCACTCGTTCCGATGTTGGCGATACCGGACTGGATGACACCCCACCTGATCAGCGCAGTACGCGCCTTCAAGATGAGGAACACTGCCGCGAGGTCTTTCAGCGTGTTCGCGAGCGAACCTGTAACCTTGTCGACGGCCTTGACGACAGATACGGCCGTGGTAAACGCGGAGGCGACATCCTTGGCGGCCGACGCGACGTCCCGCTGCAGCTTCCCAGATTGATCCATCTTCGTCAGCCACCCAGTCAGCTCCGCGAGATATTTGTTCAAGACAGGGAGCAGAGCCGATCCGACTATCTGCTCCGTGTTGAACAGAGCCGCGTTGAACCTGTCGGTGGGAGTCGTCAACGCCTGGGCCTGGCCGGCGAACTTCGCCAAGATGATCTGCAACTTCTCCGCCGCTGTCGCAGCCTTCGGGAAGTGAATCCCCAGCGCACGCGCCGAGTTCCCGGATGAGATCAACGCACGGTTCACGATCAGCGCTCCCTGCGCCAATGACACACCCTTAACGCGTGCGACATCTTCCGCCGCGGCCATCTCGGAAAGGGCCTTCTTGGTTGACCCTGTGCCGCGGATAAGCGTCGTCAGGCCTTGCTCGAGGTCGGCCTTGTTGAAGCCAAGCTTCAAAGCCGGGCTAGCGAGCTTCCCGATCTTCTCGAACACGTCGCCGACGTTGATCCCGGATGCTCTCGCCTGCGCCCCAAGAGACCTCAGCGCCTTCTCGCTCGTCTCCGCCGCGTCGAGAGAAGAACGGATCGCCTGGGAAGCAGACGCGAACGCCAGGAACCCTCCGGACGCGAACGCGATAGACCGTCCGAGACTGTGAAACGCTCCTGACCCTGCAAGGGCTCCGCGTGATGCTTTGTTGATGTCGTGCTGGAAGACCGACGCTGACGCGGACGCTTTCCCGAACGTCCGCTCGAGCTGGGACGCGTCGCCGACGATCTCGACGCTGATCCGGCGCGCCAACTAGATCGCCCCGTTCAGGGCGTCGGCGATCTCGGCCGCGTTCATGAGTTGCCGCGGCGTCAAGTCAGCGATGTCCGACGGTCGCAGATGGATGCGGGCGCCGAGGATGCCATCCCAGTAGCTGCGCGGGTCCTGGCCGATACGGCCGAACCGTGCTTCGAAGTCCCGCTCGAATTGGGCGCGTTCACGCTCTACGCGCCTGCTGGCGGGGGGACAGAATCGGCGCCCTTGATCTCGAACTCATCTGGTGTTAGGCCGCGGAGGTCGTCGATCGTTACGCGGTCGTCAACGCGGCGCATCGCGACATAGGCGAGCGCGAGCGTTCCCTGCACTCCGCCTTTCGCCAGGTCGTATCCCTGGCCGGTGATCTTCTCCATATCGGCGAGCTCCCCGAGCGTGAACGTGTCGGGCATCGCGTATTCGCGTCCGTTCACGATGAGTGTCAGCTGGTCTTCCATGTCCGGTTCGCTCTCCTTTAGATGCGGTTGAAGATGTCGACGACGGTGTCGATGGCGTGCTCGAATTCACGTTCGACGTCCTGCTCTTTGGACTCGAGCGCAGGAAGAAGAGCGTCCCTCATCTGCAGCGCTCCGTAATCCGGCCGTCTGCCGGTCGTTCTGCGGAGTCCCTGTTCGACCGAGACACCACGCTGGCGGACACTCACGCGGTATCCCTCAGCTGATTTGGGCGAGATCGCCGAGAACCTCTCGGCGGCGTTTGCTCGGACGATCTCGCCGACTCTCCGGAACGTTCCGCGTACTTCGCGTTTCGTGTCCTTGCCCGCGTGGTCACAGGCACGGAGGAACTGCTTGTACCCCGTTACTACGAGTTCTCCTTCGCGCATTAGGTGGTGGCGCGGGTGATGTAGCTGCCGGGGGCGGGGACGAACGTGACAGGCGTCTGGGAAGCCTCGCCGGGGGCGCCGAGCGCGATGGGGTGGTAGTCGAGAAGGACGCCCACCATCGTGTACGAGGGCGCCGTCGAGGACGCGGTGACGCCGTGTGCGTACGCGACGACTGTGGTTCCTGCTGCCACGCCGATCAGCGGCGACAAGACAGCGTCGACCTTTGACGCGTCGAAGTCCTGGAAGAACGTGATCGTGAATCGGTCGTCTCGCAGCCCTGGGGCGTGCTCGAGCGAGACGGCGCCCATCGCTGTGATATCGACGTCCGCTGCGGTCATCTGCACGTCGATGGACCGGACGTGGTCGGACAGGTCGGATCCGCCTACCTTCAGTCCGGGCGCGAGCGTCCCGGTGGCGACGTATTTCGGCATGACTTACTCCTCCTCGAATCTGGGAAGGCTTCGGCCTCCCGTAGCGGGTTGGTTGGATGGCATGAGGAGGTCCGGTTAGGTGCCGCTGTTGAGGATCAGCACGGTCCATTCGGCGCCGAGCATCCGGCTGCCGGTCTTGAAGTCGTAGACCTTGTAGCCGGATGACTGGCGCACCCAGACGTCGTCGACTACGCCTCCGAGAGCTCCTCCGCTGCCGCGGTCGCCCTCGATCGCCGCTTTCACGCTGTTCGCTCCGGAAGGCGCGAGCCAGTCGTCGAGGCGTTCCTGCGCCGCCTGGCTGTCCGGCGATCCGGAGAACCCCTGGACGATGAATGTCCATTCGTCGAGGCCGCGCTGCATCGCCTGGTCGTACTCGACGAGGTCCGGACCCATCACCTGCAGCGTCAGGTCGGGCGGGCTGTCGATCATGTATGCGGACGTGACGACGTTCGGGATGGTCGCGAGCCGTGTTTCGAGGCCTGCGCGGATCTCCGCGATGGTGGCGCCGGCCATTAGAAGAACGGCCTCGATTTCACGAGTCGGCCGAGGAGCCGGTCGAAGTCTGGGTCGATGCGCATCAGCCGTGCAGTCGCGCCGACCTCCATTCCTTGCATGAGGATCCCGAATGGTGCCTGGCGGGACCGCTGGACGAGCTGGGCGGCGAAGATCTTTGCGTACTGGCTCACCTCGGATGGGACGGCGGGCCAGCCGAACACGCCGGTCAGTTTGATCGCGCGTTGGACGGCGGGGAAGTAGCGGCCGGAGAACGACCGGATGAGCACCTCGGTGTAGGGCTCTCCGTCGGCGGCGGCGTTGGCCGGGTCGAGGTAGAAGTCTGTCCCTTCGACCCATGTCGTCGAGTAGGTGCCGTCGCCCTGGTCGACCTGGAGGGTTGTGCATGTGACGAGGTCGTCGATCTCGAGCCGTGCCGCGCTCCATCGTGCGGTCGATGGGTAGTAGTAAGGCCACCGGTAGAAGTCGTCGGGGGTGTAGTAGCGCGTCTCGGTTGCCTGGTAGAACCGTCGGGTTTTGCCGCATGCCCGGTCGATCGCGCGGGACACGGTTTCGCAGGCGAGGTCGATGTCAGCGTCCGCATAGGTTGCGCCAGCGGTGTACGACAGTGCGGAGCGCATCTCGTCGCGGGTGATGTAGAGCGTTCCCGTCGGCGCCGTGATCGGCGTGTAGGTGACGACGAGCTCTTCGGTGTCGACGCTGGTGCCGTCGTCCCACACGATCGTCCATTGGCCGGTCGTGGTTGGGGCTGTGAAGTTCCGCCGGAACACGGCCGATGAGCCCACCGTGACGTCTTCTGTGACGCCTACGACTGTGCGGGCGAGAAAGTCAGCCCCCTGGTTGTCGCGGATTCGGACGCCTACAGTGGCGGCGTGGGCGAACTTGGAGGTTGTCGCCTCGAATGTTGCGCCGGGAGCGGAGGTGATCATGCCGGTGCCGCCATCAGGTCGCGGGCGCGCTGCTGGAAGCGCTTCTGGTTTCGGAGCGTCGCCGAGGCCTTGACGGTGTTCGCTTCTGCCGTGGCCCCGACGAGGTGTCGGAGGCCGACCTTGACTGCGCGAAGGGTCATGCCGGCGTCGCGTGCGCGGAGGCTTAGATCGTTGTCTGAGTAGTAGGCCGGCTCTTCGTAGCCTTCGTCGAATCCTCCGAGGTCGAGGAGGTCGTCGCGCATGCCCGCGACGCACCAGCCGTCTAGGTATGGAAGCTGGTGTCCGTCGACTCCTCCATGGGGGTCGTATCGGAGTTGGGCGCCGACGAGGACGCCCGGCTCGAGTGCTTCCCGGATGGGCTCCAACCAGTCTGGGCTGGTCGCGACGATGTCATTGTTGAGGAAGAGGACGGCGTCGGTGCGGGCCAGTTCGAGGCCAATGTTGCAGGCGTGGGAGAAGCCGCAGTTTCGCGGAAGCCTGTAGGCGTTCGGGAGCGGCGGATTGGATCCGTTGTCGATGATGATCACCTCTGCGTCCGCGGTCCTGATGGCGGCCCAGTAGTCGCGCTCGAGCTCGCGGTGGTTCAGCCATGGGGTGACGATCGTGATGGTCACGCGGCAGCCTTCACTGCTTCGCAGCGCTGCTGGATCAGTGGCCGCCACTCGTCATACCAGCCTGGGCTCGTGCTGACCCGTCCCGCGGCGAACCCGTGCGGGAGGTCCTCCGAGCCGTGGTCGATCACGTTTACGGCGTCTGCGAGAAGAGCGAAGACGCCGTCGCAGGCCTTATGGGTGAAGTACCGGTCGAATGGGTGCGCTGTCAGGTAGCGGCCGAATGACCGTCCTGGAAGGTCGCTGTCGAAGACAGCGCCGCGGGCTACCCAGGGGATGTCCCACGGCTCTGGGTAGTTGACGGTGAGGACGCCGGGCCGGTAGGCATCGAGGATCTCGGGCCAGCAGGTGACGATGAGGTCGTCGTCCTGAGTGATGACGACGCTGTTGCGGGCTTCGCGGATGGCGGCGTAGCGGCCGTAGATGCCGTGATCGACTGGCCTCTGCGAGTTGTCCCAGACGATGATGTCGTGGATGCCAGCCTCGTGGATGGACTCCGTGATGGGGTCCATGTCGACGTCGCCGCGCGTCACCAGCACGGCGCTCACTTCCGATGCGGAGATCACCCTGTTGCTCCCGCGAAGCTTTTGTTGCCGCGGTGCTGCCGATACACCCAGCATGGCTCATCAACCCGGACGAACTTGGCGCCCTCATCGAGAGCGCGCGTCCAGAAGTCGCGGTCCTCCTCACGGACGAGAGACTCGTCGTAGCCGCCGAGGTCGCGCCACAAGCCCGCTGTGATCAACGCGAAGGACGGGATAGCGGGGGGAGCCTGGAAGAACCACCAGCGGTCCTCGTTCCCTGTGACCAGCGGCGGCGCATAGATGACGTCTCCGTCCTCGGCGTAGGCCAGCAGCGTCTCCAGGCAGCCTGGCAGGAGGAGGTCGTCGTCGGCGAGCGGCAGCAACCATTCGCCTTCGGCGCATGAGGCGAGCGCGTTCATCATCACAGCGCAGCCGACACCATCATCGTCTACTTCGACGAGATGCTCCCAGTCACCGAACGTCTGGGCATCGACTGACGCGACGCACTCGGCGAGCATCCGCTCGCGCTCCGGGATCGAAGGAGTGAGAACACTCACAGCCGGACAGATTGGCTCTACCGGCATCGTCATTTCAATCAGGCCACGGTCCGGACGCTTGACGAACCAAGCAGCATCTTCGCCTTGGTGGAATCCCTCGTGGCCTTCCTGAAAGATGCAACGGGAACCACCGCTCGCATCCATACAACGCTTTAGGGTGCTCATGCCACGACCTGTATCGGGATCCATGGCTGAGCGACCTCGGACACAAGTTCGAACGACGTCGCGGCCTCAACTCTGGAGAGCCATTCCGGGAACCGCTCCGCGAGCCCGTTGCCGCACACATTCTGAACATGCGTATGGGCGTGGTCGCCTTCGCCCTCGCAGTGGACCCGGAGACCAAAGGGGCGGCGGCTGTCGTTGTAGTGCTGGTCGGCGACCCAGTAGTCGAGCTCGGCGAGCGCCTGATACATGCCGTCGCTGATCTGCCAGCCCGGAGCCTTGAAGCCCTCCACAAACCGTCCAGGAGCCGCCAAGAGCACGTCGAGGGACTGCTCATACGTCCAGTGCTCGGCTTCGCGCGCGTCCTCGCAGCCGGGGCCACCGTGCGCCCAACCGTGCACGGCTACCTCGATCCAGTCCGGAAGGCCGCTCAGGAACGATTCGGAGCAATAGGCCGGAACAGCGAACGCGGTCATGCGGAACATTGAGTTCGCGTCATGTAGCCGCTCGAGAAGGTCGAGCCGATGGTTGGTCTCGTGGAAGTCGTCTGTGTCGAAGATCATTTTCCGTATCCAGGCATCTTCGGGTACTTCTTGCCGGGCTTCTTCTTCACGACGAGCTCGACGGGTACGGAAAGACCAGCGGTGCCTGAAATGCTCAGCGCCATCTAGTTCCACCACGTTTCTGTAGGGATGCCGGTCTCGATGGGTTCGTCGTGCCATTCGATGAGGAGCAGATCGACGAATCTGTCCGTCCTGTCGGCGCGCATCTTGTCGAGCAGCTCGTATTCGGCGCCTTCTATGTCCATCTTTACGACCGCTGGTTGCCCGAGCTCGGAGAGCCATTCTGAGAAGTCGAAACACGGGACTGTTTCGTCCTTGTCGTCTGTGTGGCTTTCCGTGCCTTTGAACTCGAATCCGACATCTCCCGATCGCGTCCAAGCTGCCAGTTGGCGCACTTGCAACTGCGTTCCGGCGATCATTTCGTCGCGGACGGTGGCCTGCGGGTCGAATCCGAAGAGCAGGTCAGGAGCGAAGGCTTTGCGGAGCGCCTCGAGGGAGTTGTATCCGCCAGGAGGGTCGTAGCAGCCGAGATCGACGACTATCACGCCATCTCCGCGACCTTGCGGTCCCAGTAGGCAGGGAACCGGAGCTTTTGCCCGTCGGTCGTTTCGTAGTGGTTGACTTCGGCACCGGCGAGGTAGCCGACGAGGCCGCCGCGGGCTGCCCACCAGGGGCAGATCATCTCGTCGCCGCCGCAGAGCGGATTCCGCTCGTCGTACCGGTACTCGTGGTCGACGAATAGGGCGGCGGGGATAGCCATGAAGATGCCGCCGAGATGATGGACACGGTCGATGGTGGAGTCGCCCACTGTGACGGTCTCAAGCGTTGTCGGCGGGCTATTGAGTCCGTGCACATGCGGGGCGAGGATCGCGTTATGGGCTAGAGCGACCTCGCCGACAGTCTTGAGCGTGTCGGGATAGAGAACTTCGCAGTCGTTGTCGAACCGGACGACAAGGTCATAGTCGGACGGGTTGACGGCTTCGTCGAGGAGGAGGTTGAGGCCACGGCAGATGCCGATGTTGTGGCTTAGAAGGGTCACGTTGAGGTCGTCCTGGTCGAGCAGCCAAGTGCTTGTGCCGTCCGTAGAACCCTGATCCAGGACAAACCAATCAAACTCCAGGCCAGCGTTCTCGCGAAGAGTCGCGAAGCAATGTTGCGTGTACGCCAGCCGGTCACGCGTCAATGTCAGAACCCCTACACGCACGGGGCGCTTCTCCTAACGCTTGCGAACGCGAATGCGGTCGCGGTTCTCCCGGCGAATGTTCTCCGATCTAGTAACAGCTTCCATGTGTGCGGGATTGACGCAGAGCGGATTTCTGCATAGATGGTCGATTGTGAATCCCGCCGGAATGGGACCAATGACCGTCTGATACGCGAAGCGATGAGCTCGGATCGGCGTCTGGCTGTCAAGCCGGAACATGCCGTATCCATCCGCACGGCCCGCAAGCCATAGCCAACATTCGTCAGGGCCGCGCTTCTCAACCTTGGGCCAGAAGCGTTCCGTCGGATCGCGTTCAGGCAAGTCAAGAGAGCCGTAACGGCGTTGCCGGAGGTGGTGCATATTGCACAGGCCATGGACGAAATGCTTGCGGTTGCAGCCGTCGACCGAACAAACGCGCATTTGGTCAAGAGTGTATCGCCACTATCGGACGCCAAGGCATTCACGCTGCCGCTCCTGCTTTCTTGCGTGCGCGCCTCATCTCACGGTTCGGCAGCGGCGGCACCTCACGCGGACGCGACAGCGCCTCCAGCGCCGGCTTCCAGTACGTCTCGGTGACCAGGTCTGCGTCGTACTGGACAGCGAAGTCGCGCGCCTGGTCCCGCAGGCCGGCGGCGTTCTCGTATGCGGCTTCGAGCGCGTCGAGGATGAGGCCGACGGACGGGCACTTGAAGAACGCCTCGTGCTGCGGGTCGTACCAGGGTTCACCGTCGATCTTCCAGCCGGCGCCGCACAACTCCGGCATCGCCGTCCAGTCCGTCACGATCACTGGCGTCCCGCAAGCTTGCGCCTCAACGATCGGGATCCCGAATCCTTCCCCGTAGGACGGGTTGAGGAGGACGTCGAAACTGTTGTAGAGGTTCGCCATCGCGGACGGCTCGATGCCTATCTCCATCGACAGCTGGTCTGTGAATTTCACAGCTTCCGGCGGAACCTCGAACCGCTCGAGCAGACGGCCGATGTTGAGGCCATGCTCCAGCCCCGGCCGGCCCGTGAGCTCGGTGTGCAGGTACAGGAGCGCGTCAGGGTGGCGACGGTGGAACGCAGAGAACGCCATGAGCGACTGAGGGAACGCCTTCCGCGGCGGCCCCGACGTGGGTGACGTGCCTCCGCTGTTGTTCGCGACGACACCGACGATGAACCTCTCCGATGTCCCGGTCGTTTCGCGGATCTCGTCGCGGAACCGCGGTTTGAAGACCTCGGCGTCGACGCCGTGGGGGACGTAGAGCGGGTCGAGGCCTTCGTCCTGGAGCATCTGTTCGCCGAACCTGGACATCGCGATCGGGCGCGCCCCCGATTTGCGGAAGAAGTCCGCGACCTTCGGCGGGCACGGCTGATGGTCGACGGGCGTCCACACGGCCAGTGGGAGATCGCGCATGACTTCTGGTGCGAGCACCCATGCGTCCATGAGGGCGATCACGAGGTCGGCCTGGTGACGTTTCGCGTAGCCGGGAAGGACGACGTTTCCCCACTTCTGGTCGGCTGGGTAGACGGGCATGCCTTCGAACTCGAGCGCTGACCCGTTTAGCCCCCACCATGCGGAGAGCGCGACGTCGTGTCCGAGGTCGCGGAGGCGCGGCGCGAAGAGCGCAGTCTGCTGTCCGTACCCGGTCGGCGCCCACGGGGCGCCGCTATGCCAAAGGATTTTGGCCATCAGCCGCGGCTCTCGCCTGGCGCAGCGGTGGCCTGTTCGATCTCGTAGTCGGCCTTGATCGGCTCGAAGAGATGCTCGCGTCCTTTAAGGATCGGGTGTCCTGCGCGGACTCTGGTTTGGCCGCCGATGAAATGATGGTCGGAGCCTTCGTAGCGGAACGCGAACGATTCTCGGGCGACGAGCATCTCGCCGGTCTGTTCGACTGGTTTCTGTTTCGGCATGGTGTTGTTTCTCCCTTGCGTCCGGTGGTGAATGGGGGCGGCCACCGGACGAGGGACCGCCCCCAACTGATGCGTTTACAGCAGCTTCAGAGAGACGAACGCGCTGTTCGCCTGCAACGTCGGCGACAGAACCTGCGACGACGTTCTCCAGTACATGTAGAGGCCCCGCTGCCCGGTCGGGAAGCGGTTCGATCCGCCGAACAGGTGCGGGATGAACTCGACGTTCATGCCGACGCGGTCGACGATGGCGAAGTAGTTGAAGTCGCCGATCGTGAGGATCGTCGACGCCGACGTGGTGACCGCTGACGAGTAGGCGGACCACTCGTATGCGGGGTAGCCGATGATCTCGGCCGGGTTCGGGTCGCGCAGGTTGTCGGTCCATGCGGACGGGCCGAGCGCCGTTGCGAACTGGCGGGCCTTCTGGAACGCGGCCCTGTTCCCGACGACGGACGCGCGTGCCCTGTACCGCGGGGAGAGCGCGTTTTCGAGCGAGTAGAGGTCCGCGACAGCGAAGGTGGCCGTGGTCGCCGAGGTGACGACGGCGGTTGCGCCGCCGACGGCGATGAGCCCCTGCGGCTCGTGCGAGGTGTGGCCGAGGCCGGTGAGGAACTTCGTCGACTCGAGCTGGTTCTTCGCGTCGGCGAAGCAGATCGCGAGGTCTTCCTGGATGCCGGCCCAGTCCTCCGCGATTTCGATCGACATCGGCACGAACGCGAACGCCTTCTCGATGTTCACGGTCGGCTGGGCGATCGTCGGCGCGTTGTCGGACGCCTCGGTTGCTTCTGCGTTGAATCCCGCGGTGATCCCGGTCGTGTTGATGAACTCGATCGTGTTCACATTGGTCTGGCGGACGCGGGCGATGTTGCGGATCGGGTTGACGACGCCGGCA